TTGGGATGAGTAGGCCAATACAGCTGCGGTTTGAGCATGGGCCAGGGTTTGAGCAATGGCCATGCCTTTAGATATGAGTATAGAAGCTATGGCAAATGCCTTATGCTTTTTCCCAAGTATACCCAATAAACTTAAAGCATTTTGTGTAACCTCAGACTTCATCTTACTGACTGCTTTAGAGGCTTTTTGCTCCAGCTTCATCCTTTCCGCTATTTTCTTCTTGTCGATATCAGTCAGGGCATCTTGATATTCTTTCTCTAATATTAACATTCTCTCAGTAGCTTCACCTCGGGCCAATTCTTCGGCTGAGAATGCGTCGGTAACTATCTGAACTCGTTGCTCATAATTAGCGGCCAATAAGTCTGTTTCACTTAACAGGGATTCATCCAAACTGGCTAACCGACCTGCAGCTATATCTGCAGTAGTATCAGATAACGCCGCTTTTTGATTTTCAAAAGCCTGTATGGAACCGATCAATCCTTCGATCACTAATCGTTGGGCCGAATCTACTTCCAGTAAAGATGCTTTGTACTGTAACATCTGAACATTGGTGGCCCCCAGTGTAGCTTGTTTCATCTGGAGACTAGCGATGAATTTGTCAGTAGCTTCCTTGTTCTTATTAGCTATCGCTGCTGCATCATCTTCTTCTTTTTGAGCAGCTACTTTTTTGGGGCCCGCAGCAGCCAACTGTTGTAATTCCCGTCTTTTTTCTATTTCTTTCCGCAGGGCTACCTGTTTTTCACTTAAATCAGCGAGTTCATCCTTATGCCCTTGATTGGTAAGAAAAAAAGTTTTCTCTATAGCCGTTTGTTCAACACCCATGGCGAATGTTACTTGCCGATGTTGATTCACCAATTCGGCCATACTAAAATCAGCATAGGATTGGGTTTCACCTATAAGTGCTTTTAAACCTTTATTAAGACCATCAACTACATCCTTTAATACACTTAAGGCCCCGCTATTTAAGATTACTTGTTCGGTTAGCTGAATGAATCGATCACCAGTAGTGTTCAAGGAACCGCCCAATGTTTTTTGGGCTGCTGCTAATCCTGTACCACCAACCTGCTTGGCCACCGCATCTAATATCAATCCCTGAGCTTCAGCCAATTGATTGGTTTTAGCTAAACCCTTAATAACATTGGTTTGTGTTTCTGAAAAAATAACACCAGATAAACGGAGAGCGGTCATACCGCGAACTGGGTCTTCCAGGGCCTTAGCCAAACCCTTTGTCATCCGGGTTAAGTTACCGAATCCGGCCTGTGATAAATCCTGGGCCAGGGTTAAAGTTCGTTTAAAAGCATCTCCGGAAATCGTTCGGAATGTAAGTAGTATACCGGATGCTTCACGGACGGCATTGGCAGACGTCATCGTGGAATCAGCTAATCCAACCGAAAAATCATTAATTTGTTTGGCAGTTAAACCAGCTGAGAATCCAGTGGCTTTAATTTGACCTTCAAGCTGCTGTAATTGAACTTCGGCACTAATACCGATGGACACCATCTTTTTGAAAGCCAAAACAGTGGCGGTTATAGCTAAACTAGCACCTAGTAGTAATGGATTTATGCGACCTAACGAAGCACCTAAGGCACCGATACGACCAGCAATTGGGCCTAATGGACCCTGGAGGATGGCAACCGAAGATGCCATCTCCCTGAGCGCACTGGAAGTATCTTTAATACCCTTCTTAGATTTACGAGTCTTCTTATCGAACGTATCAACTTTGGCATTGGCTTTGGTAAATTGCTGCTGAAACTGACTGATATCAGCCCGTAATTCAACTATTAGTGCTTCAACTTTACTGGCCATATATGATTACCCTAGTTTTTGTTTCAATTCTTCGAATTCTTTTCTGGTCATCGAATCATCAGACTTATCGGTGGTATTAGCTTCTATATAACCCCTATTGGCCGCTATCAATTCACACATGGTGGACTCCCAAAATTGTCGAGGAGCCCACATTAAAGTACCTAAAGCAAATTTCAGGTGGGGCCGAAAACCCTTTTCTACTTCCTCCTCGGCTCCACTTAGGCTTTTGGGGATTTTTCTTGTTTCTCCTCTTTTGCTTCGGTCGGATTTTTACCGGTGGCACCGTAAATCAGAAAACCAACAATCGGTCCGGTTTCAACATCATCTTCAACACCTCGACCAATAATGTTAATCATACCATCTGAAACTACCATCTCACCAACTTCAATGATTGAGGGGGCCTCTTCTTTATTATACCCCCATATACCTGCCCATATGATAGTGGCCACGGCTTTAATCGATACGATCCCAGTTTGTAAATCAACGATTAATTGGGGAATAGTGGTATTCAATCTATTTTCCAATTCACATAGAGCCTCGAAAGTTGGCCTCATGGTGTACTCTTTATCGTTTAATTTTATACTAACTTCCCCACGTTGTTCATTAGCCATTATATTGCTCCTTACACAATTATATTATTAAGCCCGAATCAGGGAAACGGTTGTTGCACTTTCCATGGACATACTGTAGGTTTGTTCAGCCATGTGTTCACCACCATGTTCAAGTGAAGACACCTGGAAAAATCCCTGCATGATATCACCATTTTCAAATACCATTTGGAATTCCTGGGTTTGACCACTGAATACCAAATCTTCGATAGCATTCATAGCAGCATCATCCTGGAATACACCGGAACCGCTCATGGACACTGACCGGGTGCCACTATCTGCCAACAATTGACGCCAAGGGGCATCATCATCGGTAGTGATGTCAACGGTTTCATTATTAATGGTGATGGTTTTAGAACGCATACCGCCAACAGTTGAAAATGAACCCGGAGAAGTACCATCACTGATCTTCAATAAAATATTACGACCTCTTGCTGCTGCCATTTGTAAATCCTCCTGCTGTTAATTAAATGTATATATGTAATCGCTATTAATACGATCGACTTCACGTGCTCCAAGGTCCCGCAAGAAATGTAGTGGTGCGTACATTTCACTATTAAATCTCTCGGACATCCCTTTTTTAACTTCCACTAAGATAACTGGTTTATGTTCACATATGGTGCCTTCAGCCCCCTGTAAGGCTATCAATTCGGCACCCTCTAAATCTAATTTAAGAAAACCCAGAGAAGGTAAATCAAGATTGTCAATACTATCCATCGGGATAGAGCCATTGATGGTCGTCTTCACAAATCTGGACCCAGTATTACCCGGTCTAGTGGTGTCATCTATAGATTCCACTAATCCCGTGGAATCACCTAATGCTTCATTGAATTGTTCAATATTTGGGAATCCCTCAGTGTTTTTACACAAGCATTCAAATGTATCAGGCGCTGGTTCAAAAGCCAGGACATGATTAAAAGATTCAGACATTCTAATAGACCACGTTCCCACATGGGCCCCGCCATCGATAGCCATATCCCATGATGTTACATAAGACAACGCTTTATCTAGACGGTCGATTTGAAAACCACCTTCTTTTTCAAATATATCACCAAAATAATTATCACTATCCGGTAGCCATAATCCCCCCGCTTGTTTCATACCGCTCTCCAATATTCATGTTGGTGCTTCACTATTAAATCATTATCGTAGGACTTCCCAACTTGTTTCCTATCTCCCTTTAAATGGTCCATCACAGTGCCTAGAACACTATTGATGAAAACGTGGGCTTTATTAACACTAGATGGTATGTGATATCCAGGGATATTTTTATTTTTCCTGATTTCATCGAATACAAAAGAATCATGCCATTCAGCAAAATCCTTTACCTTACCGGTGGTGTATACTCCAGCAAATTCCTCGATAAATGGATGACAAGCGGGGTGGTCTAAATTATATCCTACGAATCCGCATTCGCTGTAGGCCGCAGGGCGATCTAGGAAACTAAGGGCCACATTATTCGGTAACAGGCTATCTAGGAATTCAATAGATATTTTAGCGAAAGTCAATACATCAGCATCGACCCAAAACATTTTACCGGTCCGATTAACGGACGCGGCATTCTCTATAGCAAATACTTTCCTAGCGAATTTTACCATATCGAACCTAAAGTTATAGCCCTCGTCCACGCATTTAACCTTCCAGGGTAGGGGTTGGTTAACCAAGGCCCCATTCGTCAATGGATCGCCAGCGTGGTCCTCCAGAAAAGTATAGCAGTTCTTAACATATTCTAGCAAGTTCACGGAATGATGCCGATGCACAATGGGGTGGTTGGAGCCTTCATGGTATATGATCAGCCCCACCTCTTTGGGCCAAAATTCCTCAAAAGTTTCTATGAATCGTTTGCCATATTCATGGAAACCTTTTTTGCTAAAGCTGGTAACTACGGTATATTTCATAATTGCTCACAATGTAACATAGATTTACATTCATCGATCCACTCATCGGCAAATTCACAATCAGCGTACTCATCGAAATATGGTCCACCCTCGGTGTAGTGAACTATTTTAGCATCAGGATTCGGGTCATCATAACCCACTAAATGATTCCATTCTGGTGGTAATTCCCCGATTAAATTATCGTCCCCCAGCCATTTAAATTGATGTAAATCGAGCCTGGAGGCTATTCTATTTATGTAATAGGGGGTGAGTGCTGTACATTTGGCATTATTGAACAGCATAACACTGGCCCAGTTCTTTTTATCATACTTGGTTTGCATCGCCCCCAAGAATTTAACTTCCTCATCAGGAACGTGATTATGCTTAACACACTGGACGGCATAAGAATTATCTTGTAAACTAAATAATTCCCTGATATCAGACCTCACCAACATATCGCAATCTATGAACAAAGACCAGCCTTGATACCCAGATAAATATGGTACCAGCCATCTACTGAAAGTGAATTCATTGCTTTGTTCTGGTTCACGTGGTCGATCAATCAAATTACCTAGCTGGCGCAACTCCAGTGGGGTTATTGATACTGGTGATTTGGAAAAGCGTTGAATGCTATGACACAATACATGGTATGTCACTTCAACTACACGATCGTACCCAATGAAAATTCTCATCATAATAAACCCCTTTCTAGATGTTTCCAAGCCATTCCATCTCTAAATTCAGCCAGTGACCATTGACAATAACCTAAATTATGGGACCATTGTTCCCGATCAAATAATTTAGGATGAGATATATCCCTCAAATTCTTGTTAGCAACATCCCACGCCATTGATCCTTCATCCATGGCGAATAAGGGCACTCCTTCAAAAACCGCCATACTGCTGGAAGTGCTATTGTATGTTACAAGGGCCCTGGCATTTAACAGATCATCCTCAAAGGGACCTTCTGATCGGGTGGCCCCCGACATATTCGGTGTTTCATCCATCGCCAATGGATGAGGTCTAAATACTATCGGATATGGTGTGTATTGCGATAACTCTAAATACTATCGGATATGGTGTGTATTGCGATAACACATCAATCGTGTCCTGGCTCCATTTTAAGATATCAACGCCGAATACGGAACCATCCGTTGGTACTTGGCACGTTAATAAAATGTGATCACCTTCCGTTTTCCATGGTTTTAATTTTTTACCCATCATATCCCATCGATCAGAAGGGGAATCACTATTTATGTAGTCTGCTCTACCGCCCAGATCATCCCACCCTGCAGTGTAATATGTTGGTCTATTAAATAGACCATAATTTAAAACCAATACCCTTCCAGCACATTGCCCAATCTCATGGTGATATGGTTTATTCCAACTAAATACCACAGCC